ATATTCTCACACCTTCAAACGTTGTAGACACATCTCCTTGTGTCACATGATGTTCTACATTGGTTATAATGTACGCCCCATGGAACATTGGTACATTATTTAATTGGAAGTATTGAAGTGGCAATATTGACATCATTCCAAAGGCGTCTACTTTACATGTATAACTTCTTTTTTGGTATACATTTAATAGATTTTGCCCTTTTAGCATAGGGTCTTTAGTTGTCCCTTCTTCGTGTGTTAAAGCATCTATTACCATTAAAGACTCCTGTGTTTCCTGAAATTCTGCTTGATCAAGCGCTATTGATTTGAAAAAGTTCTGATTATCTTGACCATAATTTACTGCGAACGCTTTTAATTCTTGTTTTTGGATTTTACAATCTCCCATACCTGCAGTACCAACACATATCCAATTTCCATATGATGGAATAGATACTGCATCTCCATGTCCACCAATTCTAAAACCTCCATCATCTTCTGCTCCCCCTTCTATTAATAGTACCGAGTTCGGTAAGCTTTGTTGGTTACCATATACCGCTACATCTCCTTTATAAAAATCTATTGGACAATCTATACATGGTTCTGGTGTTATATCAAATCCGTCATTGGCAAACTCATAATCCTTAGATTCCATATCTAGACTATCGGAAAACCCTCCCATATACATTATATAGAATCTAGGATTTTCGTCAATACTTTCTTTATCTACAGTTAAGTGGGGCATAAAAGACATATCAAAACCCTTAGTAGAAAAATCTACAGTAGTAGGAAGTGGGAAGAACTCAAATTGGTTATGTGCGATTAGATCATACATTAAAGTATAAAGACTAACTTTAGGATTTTCTTTAAGATTTAAGAGTGGTGTTGGGTCTATGACCTTATGTCTTATGTCTGTGTATGCTCTGTCAACAAAACTAAATTGTGAAAATAACCAAGATTCTTTAGATTGGTCAAAGTCAAATGCCGCCCCTAACTTGACTTTTCTTAATCCTTCCGCAGCGGAGCCCGTTAACCACTTATCGTGTATATTTTTTAATGTAAGATAGGTATCTAATTTTATATCATTATCGTCTAATAATTCTTCTTCTTTTGCCACTGCTTTTATATCATCTATAACGTTACCTTCATTAACAAAGTTAGTTAATTTTTTAATTAAACCATCAAAGTACATCCCCAAAATAGGTTTAGTAGTAAATACGGTGGAGAAGTCATCATAGATTTGGGTGGCGGTGTCGAGATTTCCTACTCCTATCCATTGTCTCCATGTTACATTTTTAATTACAACCCTATTCTTCATAAAAGTTTCTAACATTTCATAAAGTTCACTTGTCTGAGGGGACTCATTTCCTTCAATTACTTTTCTTTCTTCGTTACTAGACTGGGATGTTATCGTTTCGTTATAGTTTGGAGAATAGTGTGTTTTAGGAACATAAAAAGATGGTTTACCGTACATTCCTGGAGATAATCCACCTACTATATTATTTGATATTATAAATGGATGTCCTGATTCATAGTTTAATCCCGCATATGCAAAACTATCTCCCTCTTCTGCTTCATTACTAAACCACTGAGACCTAATAGGATTACGATAATGTACGTTTAGGTAAACTTCTGATCCAACATTAGTAAAACCATTATAACTATCGTTACGCCAGTATTGACCAGTTTCTTCTATCTGGACATATTCTGAAGGGGGTGGAGTTCCAATAGCAACATAAGCTCCTTGCGCGGTCACATGTGAAGAATTCCAATCCCAGGTCCTAGTTGTGTACTCCAAGTTGAATCCCATATTAAATTGTACAATCCTATCAGTGTGACTAGCCTTTCTTATAAAGTAATAGTTAAAACTTCCTCCAGCTAACGAGTGGTACATAGTTTCTTGATAGATTCCATATCCGCTGCCCATATTAGCATTCCATTGTGCTGCGTCGTTATGTTGATCTCTATATGAAGCTGTGATATCTGGTGATCCGTTCAATGGGGATTTACCATTCCAATTATCTTGTCCCCTATTTCGACGATTATTAACAAAACCATTATAAAGAAGAGGAATAACAAAGGTTCCATACAATTGTTGATTACCATCATCGTTTACAAAGTTATGTACATAATTATCAGTTGTTGCCGACATATTAGTTTCTCGGGTAGCGAAGTCTACTTGTCCGTGAGGCCACTTCGAATGCATACTTTTCACTCCACTTGTTGCTTGTCCAATGTCAGTTGTCATACCAATCGTTCCTGTACTTATTCCATTATTAAAGTCAAACCATTTTCCTCCATTTGAGTTGACAATACCAACTTGTGCAGGGGGTGTCCAATCAACTGGGTTCGAATTTTTTACATCGTGCCCTGAATTTCCGTCCCCTGGATAAGAACTAACAGCGTTATACTGACCAACATGTTGACTATCACAAAAAGATGTCCATAGTCTGGAATCGGGATTAAGATTAACTGTTGGTGGAGGATTTGGACTCTGACATCCTTGGCAATCAGCTAATGAATACTCAGCCATATCATAACAAGCCCCTCTATCGTCCCATAGTTCGTCCTTAACTTTTACTGTTGCTGTTAAGGCTCGTTTAAGTTCAGGAAAGGAAGGACTTAAATTATAAGTCTGAGTACCTAGAGGTCTACCAGTTGCCCACATTACAAAAGAGTCGATAAATTGGTCTTTTATTTCAGGCGCTAGGTACCTAAACGCAGTATCAATCTTATCATATTTGAAATTATCTTTATTAAAGATGGGAGTACCGGCTGTCTTGCTTTTCCAATCGGCCATCTGACCCCCAAAAAACCATAATGTATTATTAAAATCCGAAGCACTCATCCAGTTTGCGTCGGTTTCAAAATTCAATTTGAACGCGTTTCTATAAACTCTTCTCCATTCCGCCGTCCAGATTTGTACCTGATCACCTCCATTGTTGAGTGCCGTAGCCGAAATCATGTCCCCTGATGGTTGTGGTCTTTCCTTCTTTGTTGGTATTCTGAATGTCCATTGTCCGTTCTTTTTAGCTCCAGTGGTTGTAAAATAGTTAGGCCACCTAATTATATCTTCTGTTTCTTGATACCTATACAACCATGACCCAATTTGTAAAACAAGGAATTCAGGAACTGTTGCATATCCTGCAAATTGATCAAAAAACCTTGTTATATCATTTTTCTTCGTAAATTCAGTGGATTTGGTATTATTACTGGTACTGCTATAATATTTACCCACATTGTTAATCCAGAGATACCCTAAAGCTAAATTACTAGCCATCTGTGGGTTTACCGTTCCACTTCCTTGCCCATCCTTTGCGTCTTCATATCCATTAGTATCGGCGGCTGTGCTGTATGGTATGTATTGATATTCTCCATTATCGTCTTGTACTGTATAATTATTTATTGTATCGTTTTCCCAATCATTTTTAATCCATAGGAAATCTTCTAGTATAAAGGTTTGTCTATCGGCATTCCATCCAAATTCTCTATAGTGATTATATCCGGCCGCTGTCTGCAAAGTAGTTGACCCTTTTAATCTCCATGGTGCTGAGTATCTCACAGCGTGAGGAGCGAATTGGTCGGGTTCTATATGATTACTACTACTAAAATTACAACTCTGTTTATCAGTATTAACTTTATCTGTGTATTTTGCTCTTGACCAATATGAGAAAAAGTCCCAACCTAACCAAAGTTTATAATCATAATCTAATGTTCCTTGTGGACCAATTACTAATTTATCTACCTTACTATATTCCGCCTCTTTTCCGGAGGATTGACCAAAACAAGATTTATACCAGTCAATTAATTTATCACCAGCAGTTAATAATTCTTCAGTTTGTTTTTCATCTAAACCTGTTACAGTTTGTTCACTAGAACCTTCAGTCTCGTAAAAAGCAACGGATGAAATATAGAACCCCTTACATTCCATTGCGTAATCTGCGTCACTACAAGTATCATAAAATATATTAGTACTAAGTTTAGTGTTAATGTTTGGTAACCAAAACTCATGTATATTAGTTACTTCTTGTCCAACTTCCCCTATAACACTATTATAGGTCCAAACATCTTTTAATGGTTGTTTAGCTCCTCGGTATCCTAGCCATACTACATCACCACCTGAAGATGGAGATACTGTCTTACTTTCTATAAGATAACCCGCTTTTCTTAATAATTCTACACCTTTAACAACTGCGTTTAATCCCTTACCTTGTTGTGTATTGGTAGTTGTAGCATCGGTTAAAATTCTTAATATCTCTTTTATTCTTTTTTTACCAGTATCTAAAACACCCGTAATCATAGTTTCCCCCTCTAATTCCCCAAGGGCCTCTATCGCATCAAACCCTCCATTCTCTTTACTTGGTTGTACATTTCCTTCGGTCTGGTGTCTCAACCGGTTCCTGATATCACCGATGGAGTGGTCATTTTCACCTCCAAAACCTGGATACAGTATATCTTGTTCTTGTGGTGGAAAATTATTAGTGTGCCCTATTCTCATTATAGATCTAATCATAAGAGTAGGTATAATTTGTCCTTCTACATGTGTGAGTCGGTAATAAGGACTTGTTGGTAGTAGAGGAGTTTCTTCAACAATTGCTGGTATGTATCCATCTCCAAACTGTGTATCTGAGGGATCCCAAGATTGTTTTAACTCTCTTTGTTTTTTAATAATAAATCTTATAAGTTGTTCAACTAAAGTTATTTCTGGCCATTTTTTTGGTGTAATAAACTCTGGTCTACCGTATGTAGTTTTATTTATTTTCCAACCTGGAAATTGTTTTTCAAGTCTACTTACTGGTTGTGGAACTCCGGTGGTTCCAAGAGGTATGCTGTCATTTCTGGTTTCATAATATAAAGGAAAAGCATACATTTTAGAATTCTTATCATGTAGGCTCTTTATATCCGAACCTCCAGACTTTATTAACATAGATTTTATATTGTCATCCTCATTATGTTGGTTGTAGGCACTTATCCCTACTTCTACTAGGACTTTTTGAAACGCTGTCATCCCATTACATAATAACTTAAATATATTTTCAAGTGTGGGTGGCATAACAAGAGTGTCGAGTTTTAACTCATTCTCTTGTTCATTCATTTTTCTTTTAACTTCTTTCTCTTTTTGTGACCCTCTAGTAATATAAATCCTTAATTTCTTAAAGTAGTCTTCTGCGTCTATTTCTCCAATTCCATATCTATCTAGTGCGGTTATTGATTGTCCGTCTTCTGTAGTTTCAAATCCCGCTACTTTTCCATAAACTTCAAAATTATCGTCTCCTTGGTTGATTAGGGATAAGTTGGGAGGTTGCCCTAAATACCCTATCGCTATCTCTGTTAAAGAATCATAAACTCCAGTAACAAAACCCACAAAGTTTGAATCTTCTGTCCCCCGTGAACTGGTAGTATCGGCTATATTTTTATCAGTTCCTCTTAATTGTATTTGTAATTGTCGGTAAAAGTCACTCTTATTAGCTTGTCTAAATACTTTTGCCTCATCTATACTCACTAAAGATCCAGTATTAGTGTATAATTCTTTACAAGTTATCACCATACTTGTAGAAAATTTATATCCACATGCTACGGCCGCGGCATCTTCACAACCCACATTGTAAGTTATTTGATTAAATCTATCTTCAATCAATCTTAGGTTATCCATTCCCTCTTTAAGAAGATAATAGTCTGTAGATATGGCGTCATCTTCAAAATGTTCCATCTTAGAAGCTAAAGTTGCTATATTATTAATATAAACACCTAAAGTCATACTACCTTCTGGCCAAGGAAGACGAGGGTCCCTACCACTATCAAAATCTGTTGCAAATTCATGTTCTCCCCCTGCTTTAGTTCCATAAAAACCAAGTAAATCCGGTCCCACATCTGCATAGATAGCGGGCATGTCAGCAAGATAAGTAAAAGTAAATCCGATAAACTCACAGTTGATGATGAAGTTACCCGTATCATTATCAAATCTTGAATTAAACTTCATTAAGTGTAGTTTATATGAAATCCCTCTCCCATAAAATCCTTTTACCGTTAAAGTAAATAAGGGATACGGCATATGAAAGAAAGCAGCGTATGGTGACCTATGTCCAGGTTCCATTAAAGAAGCCCCTCTAATATCTACAAATGTAATAAATACTTGTGGCTCAAATGAAGCATTAAGTTTTATTTGTATATCTTGTATCCCAAAGGTTTCATTAAACCCCCCCTCTTTTTGAAAGCTTCCACTTCCGTCAACAGTGAATGCCCCATCATCATTCTTTTGAAATCCTTGTAACCCTCCTATATTAGTCCACGATGTTCCTAATTGTCCATAGTTCTCTGGTGGTAATTTTTTGGGAACAACAAATCCTATATTCTCTTTTCTTTGGGGTTGTCGAGCAATGTCGTCAACAATTATAGATCTCCCTGGTAGAAAAACCTCTAAATCTACATAAGTTACTAAATCTTCAGGGGGTGTTGTTACAGGCCCTGTTCCTATATTTCCTGGCCAGGCTTGTCCGCTTGCCCCATGTAAACCTTGAACTCCGCTTACATAATCACTTATAACTTTATTTGGATCTACTATTTTTATACCCATAATTAACCATTTAATCTAATATGAGTATTTACTGCATCTTCATACTCTTGTAAAGTGTTTGTAAAGGGAAACGGGATTCTTATAATTTCTCCTTGTTCTATTATAAATTCTAATCCACCATAACTAGGGTTAGCTAACATTATTAACCAACCATGAAGAGGGTTTCCATAATATTTTTGACTTAATTTATCAAATCTAGTAACCCCTTTTTTATAAACCTCAAATTTATCACTACCTTTTTCAGAAAGGGTTATAAAAGGCATTGTTTTAGGTTTACCACCTTCGTTTGTCATTTTATAATATCTATTGTAATATACGCTCATGTTTTTTTATCTTTTAATAGTTAGTATGTTCTACCCAATCTACTGATCCGGTATTCCAAAAAGTACATCCATTATCGGTCTCTGAAATTGAAGTGGAGTCGCCGCTTATATCACCTAAAACGGTACTACAAAAACCAATCGATAATTGAGCCCAATCTACTGGTGGTGTGTCATAAGCAGTAGGGTTATTCCAATATCCTGACGGTGTTGCTCCTTTATACTCATCAAACTTCTCTATATAGTGGTTTTGTATTTCTTGATTCATTTGGACCACTGCTGCCATCATGGAAGCACAATTGGAATTAATGAAATTGAAATCATCAACTAATCCTGGTATACCTATACAACCCATGTCATCTAGTATTAAAGGTAAATAATGGGTCTCTGAATCACCTAATTGTCTAGCCACGTTGTTAACTGTCATTGACGCTGTGTCAAACGTATAACTAAGTTTGTAAACATCATTCCCATCATTTAGATCAGTATTACCTTTAGTCACTAATCCTAATGACGCAGTTACTTTTGTTTCAAAACCACAATTAGATTGGAGGCAAGGAGTAGGAGATATGGTTGAGTTATGTACATATTGATCATTATTCCAAACTCTAGTAAATACAACCCAAGCCATATTATAATCTTGAAATACCCACGACAACACATCGGCATCAGTACCAGTAGTATCAGCACCAATTGCACCAGTACCTTCATTATCGTCAGTACCACCACTATCTGATGAATAATCATAAGTTGAATCATCACCACCACCACCACTATCTGATGAATAATCATTTGTGCCACTACCACCGGTAGTGATTTGTATCTCTTCGTTAGTTGTGGTTGTTATATCGCCAGTAGTACGTTTATTTGGGTTGGCCCTATCCGGTTCACATATTTCAGTATTAGCGAAATGATTAAATGAGACAGCATTTTGTAATTGGGATAGGGGACCTGCCATTGACATACCTCCCACAATGAAAAATTGCATAGAAATTCTAGCTATCCAAGGTTGGGCTCCTATACCTTCAGGGTTTAGGTCCCAAAAAGGTTGTTCATAACTAATATCAACATTATTAATAATCACTTTACAATGGTAAAAATCTCCTAGTCTAAGTACACATATTGGTGGTCGACCAAAGGCCATATTATTTGGCCCCACTGTGGAATTAATCGACGGTCCTGGTCTTAGACATTGATTCAAGAATGTCAGTCTGGAATTAAAGGCGCACGGGTGTATCGAATGAAAAGCTGGGTGGAAATTTTTTACTTTATCCTTGTAATTCTGATAAGCAAAAAGATCCGTTTCTTTAAGTTTTTCAAAATAATCCCCATCTGGTATTCTTGAATTATTCTGAACATAATCTCTATGAGTCTCTGTTAATAGTCTTGTGTATTCCTCTTCTGCTTCAATAACAGAGGTGTTAGATAATAACTCTGGATTAGGTTCTACACTAATAGTAACAGGTAAAACTCCTAGAACACCTCCCATCTCATATATTCCTGGGTCTTGTATTGTAGCGTGTACAACAACAGAACCAGCTTCTCGTATCAATTGACTCCACCCAGGAACTCTTCCTCCCTCTCTAACCTCCCATCTACCTTCTGGTGGGTCTTGATCACTATACCAATCATCAATATGATTCATTGTTTCTGGTACTGTTATTGGCGCCCCATATAAAGTATCACCTTGTTCATAATATAATATTTTCGTTTTTAATTTTTCTTGTAAATTAGCGGCTCTTAAAGGAGCACATGTCATTTTATCTTTTCCAAAAATTGCTTGAGCTTCGTCTGATTGATCGGAAAGATATTGAACTACTTGTGCCCCTGCGGTGGTGAAGTTTGGGTCAGGTTGACTAGGATCCATAGAATCTTGAATGTCGGTTATAATCTGATCCTCTGCTGTTAGTTCATATACTGGTGCAGAATAGGTGGTGATAACAATTTTGTATTGTTTACCGTCCTCAGTCGCTAAGAACTTACCTAAAGCGTCAAAACTTAACTCAGCACCAACCTGTTCCTCTCCATTACCATTGATAAATGGTGGCATAGTTGATGTATTCGGAGTAGGTTCGGGTATGTGAAGAAATTGTTGGTTACATAATTTACCAGCGTTGGTATCTAATGGTTGTGTTGCACTATAAACTTCTTCAGCATTAGAATTAGTTGTATCCCACACAACACTACCGATTTCACTACATCCACTGTAATAAAACACCTTAAGTGGTTGAGAGTCGGCAGGTCCTGTTTCTGTTGGTACTTGGAATCCTTCGGGTAATTGATTTGTGTTTACTGGTTCTGGTGCAACAACCGCCTCTAATAAAGCCTTGTATTCTTCTGGGTTTGCAAAAGTAGGTCCTTTACCCGTGGCGATATTCTCCATATGTTTTTCTAGAAAGTCTTGCCCCCCAAAGAATTGAGCAGCCTCCATATCAGAATTTTCACTAAAATCCATTGTGTCTATTGCCTCAGGATAGTCTGTAACCAACATAAAGTTTAAGTTGGCTTGTCTTACTGAATTCTTATACGTCCATATTGGTTCTATCCTACCAATAATATCTGTTTGGTTATAATTAGCGTTAGTGTTCTCCGTCCAACTTTCTATATATGGTGGAAACCACATTAACCTACCTTTATTTGGTCCTATTTCGTGTTTTGCTAACATACCATCTACATTATCTTTCCACGCTAAATTCTCTAAAGAGAACATAAAGTTTCTTATATCATTTTTTGAGCTTTGTGCTATGTGCACACCACTCACATCATTAATAACACTACCTCCATTACTCCAACCACCTCTCATACCAAAGGTATCTCCCGTACCTGATCTAATTAGGGGTTGGTGTCTTAAAAGAGAGTCATATCTCGAATATGATTCAGGTTCCTCATTACCAGATTCAGGTGACCATGGATTTGATGGTTTTATCCAACTTCTTGAATATGGTTTCTGTCCATCTGCCCAGTAATTCCATATTCCAGAACCTCTACTAATAGCTCCCTTTTTAGTTTTCAAATATCGTGTATCTTGCCTTATAGCGTCTCCAATAGATACTTCATCTCCATTAGTAACTGAGGTATTAACAAGTTTTTGAGTAAAGTTTAATAGTCCCTTATTCCCTACATTAATGTCATTTTCTCCAGATTCTGGTCTCCAATGTTGCAGTGATTCTTCGGTTACCTTCATCCCATAACTAGTACTATCTACTAATCCTCTACTCAGCCCAAACTCCTGCCAAGCAGCTTCACTACTCATATCACTTAATCTTAGTTGTTGTACAAAGTAGTTAGTGTTTGTTTTTGGTTTACGTGGTCCCGAAAGAACCCAAGCTAGACTATAGTAGGAATTGTTTAACCCAATTGTTCCCTCAATATAATCAATAGCGGGCACATTAGGCGTCCCCCCAATGTACATATCACCAGAAGAAAATAGATTTCTATTTAGTAACTGGTCTCTAGTAGTCCTTGTACCAAATGAACCGAGAATGTATTGTTCTAAGATTCTAGTGTTTTGAATTAGGACTGGTGGTGCTGTATCAGTTAATCCATCATTATAAGGTTGTAGTGGAGTATAAAAAGTTTTAACCCCCGAACCATCTGGCGCTGAAGCGTTATTAAATTGGAATCCTCTTTCACTTATCTTTAGCCCATAAAATCTATTGTCTAATTGGTTAAGTTCGATTGTTGTGACATCAAATCTCATAAAATTACCATCAAAGTCTGGAGATATGAATAGGTCATACATAATTGGGTTATTCATAAACCAAGAGTAGGGATTATTTGATGGATTTTGTGCCTGGGTTTTCATAATAAGTGTGGGGGTTGTTGGTCCAGGATACTCAATCATTCCCCCGTATCTATTTTCAAATGACCCTATCATAAATGGAGGGAGTGCCCCAAACCTATCAGGTTGCCAGATTTCTCCTACTGTCTCTCCATTAGCTGTCGTCTCATTATAAAAATCTACCCCTTCTCCTCCTTCTGCAGTATAGACTGCCTCATAGGTGTATAGGTTTAACTCACATAGTTCGCTTGATTGTGTTGGTATTATGAATTCTGGGAACTCACATTGTATATGGGGCATCGGCACTTGGGAGTCATTTGTTACTGTGTCCAAATTTAACAACCCCCTGTTAGTAAGTCCGTATACATTAAAAGCTTGAGACCCACTATCTAATATTCCTCTATCATAAAATAATCCTGGATTAAAATATTCATTACCCGTGATTAATTCTTGTAATAGGTTGTTATTATCGTTTTCAAATAACAATGAAGACTGTTGATACATCTCAATATTCTGTTGGAATCCAGCTGATGTAATTACATTTGGTAAATTACGAGATAGTAGCCATTCCCTTAGTTCCTGGGTGGTACTTGCTTGTGGTACTCCATTTATTATTGTATTATCTATATTAAGTGACATATATCCTTTTAGAATAAATATTTTTAATTAACTTTTATTGAAACAAAAAATACTATAACCCACTAGTATTGTCTCTAAGTGTTACACGTTGTTCTATTTTACTTGTTAATTCCTCTAAAAAATAGGAATCTCTCAGTAAATCTTTTTTGAAGTCGCTACCTTCAATCGCCACATTTACCGAACCATCTACACTTCCACCCACTTCTACTCTTATGGGTGTTGATTGTGTTTGGAGCATTAAACTACTTAGACTACCTATTACACTTTCTAATTCCTGAAACTTTCCTCCATCAACTGTTACCGACCTTAAAGCTTCACTAAGTCCCCATATGTTAGTGGACAAGTTTTTAACTCCTTTACCAGCCATTTCTAACCCAGGACCATATGATGCCATCTCCTCCAGTATCCACAACCCCGGTAATCCAACTATAGACGCCAAACTAAGTGTAGTTAAACCAGCAGCAAATGAAGCTAATTGTGAAAAAGTAGGTAAGTTCGTTAGGTCTATACCACCTAAGGTTCCCAACGCTGATATAATCTTACTTATACCTAGGGATGCTATAGCAACCGCACCACCAACCATCAATAAAGCGGCCCCAAATGCTAACATTATTGCCGCCGCTACTGTACCAACCCCACTAACAGCTAAACCTGTCATAATAGCAATTAACACACCAAAAGCAATCCCAATTCCCAACATCGCACTTTGCATGAATTTTAGTTTTTCCGTGTCCAAATCTTTTATTGCGTTAGCCAACGCGGCAAAACCTTTAGTAACAAACCATACCCCAAGTCCTACTCCGGCCAATGCAACTCCAATTGATGCAATAACCGCGGCAGTACCCATTAGTCTTTTTCTTGCTCCAGAGCCCATACCTGATAATTGTGACCCGGACGCTCCACCCATCATAGTACTTTTTAACCCTGTGGCTCCAGAAGACATCCTGAATCCAAGTCCCATTGATACCCCTGCAGCAAACATAGTAGCAATTCCAAAAGCCGCGGTTAATCCTAAAATACCAATTGTTACCCATGTTTTGGTACTATCTGACCAATCTGCCATTTTCTCTGTCCAGTATTTTGCCTGTTCACCTAGATAATTCAATACTGGTAATAGGGTTAGTTGTAACATCTTGGCCATCGCATCTAAATTATCCTTAAATGTCATTTGCATTTTTACCATCTCTGCCATTGTTACTTCATTCTGTTTTAGCCATTTAACATCTGTTTCGTCAACTTTTGATAGATCTTTTGGTGCTCCTCTAACTTCGATAAACATTCCTCCTTCATCATCGAACTTAGTTAGTCCACTCAAATAATCCTTATCCTTTTGTGGGATGAAGGCGGTTATTTCAGCCTTTATTCTTGCGTCCGCTGTTTGTTCCCTAGCTTGTGTCGCTAAATCCTCAAATTGTAGTCCTGTTATTTTAGCCAATTCTCTTAAACGATCCAATTCATTTGCTGTTAAGTCAAATGTTCCTGTCTTTTTGTTAAAGATTCCAGTAAACTTGGTTGCGTTCATCACTTCCTCAGTAAACCCAGCCATATCATTCCTTGCTAAATACATCAACTTGAATGGGTCCCCTAACTTGGCCATTTCACCCCCTAATACTTGTAAAGAAGCCGCCGCTTCTATTGCTCCTTCGGGTCTCATAACCTTTTCAGCAAAACCTGTGAAGGATTCCATGTCCTGACGCATTCTTTGAGTTAGTGCGGTTGCTTCCCTTAAATCAGCTATCCCACCCCTAAACCTATATTTGGTTATCATTTTGAAATTCTTGAGCATGCTTTTGGAATACATGTCCGCGTCTAATCCATATTCTTGCGCGGTGTGAAATATTTTTTCAAACTCTTTTGCTGATTGACCTGCACCAATTCCATATAATTCTAATTGTGCCCCCATGTCACCTATCTGTGGGAATAGTTTAGATATAACACTAAACCTTTTCATCTCCTCTTCAGTTAAAATAGCCGCCGTACCTGTTCCACGAGCCATGTCTCCCTGTAGTTTTGCGACTTCGGCTAAACTTACATTAAACCTAGCGGCATACATCGCCGTATTAAGCATATTTTCTCTAAACATTTCTGAAGATCCACCGGTTAATCCCATACTAACACTAATAGTCCTAATAGATTTATCCAGTTCTAGATATAAGTTAGTTAACTTTCTTACAGTAAATAACTCATTGTATAATGCTTTAACCCCTTTTTCAACTTCCTTAACTAAAGCCTTCCTTAGACTAAGTGTTTTTTTAAGCGCATTAATCTCTTTTTCTATGGTATCTCGTTTCTTTTTAAGGTCTTTATTTAATTGCCTTAAATTTAATTCCTCTTCTTCACTCAACTTTATTCTTCCCGTCTCAAGTTCTAGTATTAATTCTCCTGTTTCTAGCAAATCTTTTGAAGCAACTTGCATCATTTCAGTGTATTCGTAAAGTTCTTTTTTGGCCTTTAGGTGTGCACTAACTCCATTATTGACCCTCTTTTGATTGTCAATCATCCACTGCATCAACTCTCTTTGTTGTTGTAGTTCTGCTATCCTTTTATTTGCGTCTTCTGCCATATATTAATTAAAAACCTGATGTTTGTTTTTTAACATCATCTACTGTTATGTATAATTTACCTATATTATCATTATTTTGTAAAACTGTTACTCGGTATTGTTTCCCAAACTCTATCTTTTCTGTTTCTCTTGGGAATAACATTCTCAACTGGGCCTCTGCGGGTAATCTTATTGTCTCTCCTTGTGAGGTTTTTATATCAACCAACTCAAACCCATTATCCATCATTTTAATCTTATATTTCCATAAGTCTCCCTCATGTTTACGTAGAAGACTAGCATGTTCATTGTGCTGTGCTAAGTACACCTGGGGGTCAATATCTACTGACATACTGACATCGAACAGTTTTCCCTTATCATTCTGTAATTGATTATATATTGGTAGAGTATAGAACTCTTCTTCTGTTTTGGTATTTCCTGACGCCCCTCCCTGTGTAGTTTTTTGTTTTGCTCCTCCTTTATAAACATATCGTGAAGTTACATCCATGATGTTTATAGTATTTTGTCCTGTTTGTTTACCATCTATTGAGACTGTACATGGATATTTTCTACTTATAAAAATAATATCTTGTTTATCATCAAGATGAATTAACATATCTTTAGGGGTTTTAGTCTCCACATCCTCTTCCTCTTTTAATTGGTTTTCATTAAAATTAATCTTATACTGGGGATAATCTTCTTTTAGTCCTTGTAAAAAAACCTCAAATGATGAAATTAATGATACTATATCATTGTCTGTTAATTCTCTAATGTTGTCCTTAAATATTTTTTTGAATTTTGGTTTTACAATTGTTAGAAGTTTCTTCTTTTCTTTTTCTATCTCTTTTTCCAATATTCCGGTCATTTTTTTATCTTTCTTCTGCCCATCCTTAGCGGCTATAAGATCTTTTAATTGTTTCAAATTTTCATTATAACTCTCTAATAAAATATCTTTAATTCTAATGAAACTATCAGTTACTAGTTCTGTTGTTGGTTGATCAATAAATTGGAGTCTGTATTCTGGTAATTCTTTTTTTATTCTTCTTAGAATTGGTCTTATATTTTTTCTGAAGTAGGTAACGAAGGTACTACTGAGACTAATCGTTATCCCCACTGACTTAAATAAATCTACTATTTTTTTGTTTCTATTTCCTGTATCATTTGAATCACTACTTTCTACTGGGGTTGGTGTTTCAACGGAAATGGTTTGTCCTTCCTTTGTTAAACCTATATAATTTGCGTTTTTAGTGGTAAATGATGTGTTTTTAGGGATTACACCTCCAGGAATTTTTATGTCGTTAGAAAATGAATACTTAAGAGTAAATGGTCCTGTCTTATAATGGTAATCTAGAACAATTTCATTTACAATACCTTGACTTATAGGGGTAACTCCTATACCTTGTCTAACTGCGTCTAATGCCGTATCAGCGCCTACAAATCCTTGTGAAAAATCTTCAACTCCTTGGTTAACACCTGTTGTCCCTGCATTACTATCTATACTAACACCCGTTACCGTAGCTGTTATAGGGTTTTTACTGATGTTGGGTTGGTTTTGTTCAGCTAAGGAATGAGAACTTAATCCCATTAATTCTTTCATTCTATTATATTGTCGGGCTCTATTATCCAAAATCTTTTTATTATAAATATCTTATATAAAAAAAGAAGAGGGGTTATCCCCTCTTCGCTTTAGCGTTAGCTGCTTTTTGTGCTTTGTTTTTTTCATCTACTTCTTTTTGTAAGAAAGTCATATATGCTCTCCTTTCAAATATTGGCATAGACATTACATCTTGTCTCGTAAACCCAGCGTGATGTACTAGTATATAGATTTCTTGAAATAACGACGGTTTATAACTCGACGTTAGGCCAAAAAAATCGGACTGTGATGGGAACGAGACTGCGAAACCCGGCACCTGAAGGAGCCTCCACGTCTACCCTCAGATCTATTCCTGGTTCAATATCATCCATGTACTTTCGTAACTCCAATGAATCTCCAGCTGGCATATATTGTACAAATTGTTCAATATAACCTTTATTAGTTTCTCCACCTACCTCCATAATCTGTGTAGTTAGTCTAGATGTAAGTAATTTGGAAACCTCATTCTTTAACACCTTTTGTCTTTTTTCTTCTCCGAGAATTAAATCTTCTTCATCTTTAGCCGTTAGTAATCTAAATTTAATTGTTTTCTTAGAACGTTTTAATTCAAATGAAAAATATCCATTCTCATCTGGGTCAGCTCCTATCTCTTTAACTTTTAATTCGTTAAGGTCGATTTCTGTCTCGAACTCTTCTCCAGTAGTTGGATCGGTTAATTTCACCGGATACATCTCACCATAAGCGGTTGCTCTTAAGAATACCATAATAGCATTTCTATCTCCAACTAAAAGATTCTTAGCTGTGATTCCCTTTTGTTTTATTTTACGCTCCAAAAGTACATCTAGCACTTTACCAGATTGTAAAAGGTTTGGTGACGTTAGTATGTTCTCGTCTTCTGCGGTCATATACTCCACCTTAATAGTTTCACCACACTCTTTATATAGTAATCCTTTAGATGGTAATTCAATTACATCAAAGGGTACACTAAATTTTACTTCTTTTTCTGACATTTCTTTTATTTTTTTTAGATAAAATTATAATTTTTCATTAAAGAATACTAACTAATAACCATATGTAAACAATTAAAGGACCTAAGTGGTCCTTTAATTAATATTATTTTATGTAAAAATGTGTTTAGTATTTTAAGATTGCTCTATCAAATCTTAATGTTGCTGAAACATCAGCTAAATCGTCTCCACTATAATCCAAGTCACCAAAGTTAACGTTAGTTAAGAAAGTACCTCTTAGTTCCCAATTCTCTACAATAGCACCTGTTGGGTCTAACATGAATAAATCCACTTTCTTCTTGTATCCTGCTGCGTAACCCATTCTTCCTGTTACTGATTCAGCGTGTAACCTTACCCACTCCATTAAAGCTTGTGATGAAGACGGCGCAATAGGGTCTCTGAAAGTCACATCAATTGTTTCCCACTGGAATTGTCCAGCTACAAAAGTTTTCGTGTTAAGAAAAGGGATCTCTACCTCATTTATTGTTATTGATGGTCTAGCCGCACTAGATACTATCCATTCTGCGATTCCTAAGTCTGAAGGAAATTTTAGTATAAACCGATTCTTTCTTTTTGGTTCGTAAGGAACCGGCATTTTCATTAATAAGTCTGCCATTTTTTTTGTTTTTTTTAATTTGTATTATTAATCAATACATCTATAAATATATCGATAAATAAAATTATCTATGTTGAATGTACTATTAGTTTATTTTTACCCTTTTCTGAGGTATCGTAAATATAAAATTTAACCTCTGGATACCTTTTTGATATCTCCTCTTCTACTTTTTTTACCATGTGTTCCACATTATCTGTGTCATCATCACTAAATCCCACACTCATTTGATTGTATTCGTCCTTATCCATTTTCTCAAATGATGTAATTACTTTCTTAATAAAATCATCTAGTGCATTAACTTTTGAAGCTTTAACATCGACGTATCTGTTTTTGAATGAGACAGGGTAATAGTAATTTGACTCTATATACTTTTTAATTATCTCATCTTGTGTCCCTGTAAAGTCATAATTATTAATAATGTTCTCAACCATTTCTTCTCTTTCTTCATCAGTAAAATGGTTCTCAATTATTATACTAACCCCTGCTTTGAGAGTTTGTGGTGATTGTGGCCTAGCTGTGATAATTGATAATGTCCTTGCTTTTATAAGTGCTTCCTTAAAATCATTAAATGAAGGGGCAAAATCTTCATTATCTAAACTTTCTTTTACATTTTTTATAAATTCATTATCGTCATTAAATTCAACAAAAGCGTTCTTAATATCGTTGTCGGGATATCTATACTCTTCAGAATCCTTAAGTTTGGCGTATTCCCCTGTTGTTAATTTTACTTTATTCCACTTATCCCCATCCATTTTATCCATGTGAATCATGGTTGGCATATGAAGAATATTATCATCCCAATCAAAACTATATGCTCTCATAGTTATTTCGTATAACAATCTTCGTTTCATATTACTGAGTTATGTCGTTGAATGACACTGAAGAAGGTGTAATATTAAATTCTACCTCGATAAACTCTAAAGTTCTCGTTGGTTTAACAAATATTCTACCTGTCATAGAGTTTGTGTCTAGTTCACCAACCTCACTATTAAGTTCAACTTTATATTCAACTAATCCTCTATCTCGTCTAACGTCTTCTAAAATTGGATTTATTAGTGAGAGGAATTGTTGTCTTACAATATCATCGTTTTGTTCAAATAGTAATTGTATACCAACAGTAGTGACTTTCTTTTTAAGATAAATCATTAACCTTCTTACATTAATCCTATCTAAAGCAGAGATAGTATTTTGAAGTGTTTTCTGTCCCCATATTACAACACCAACCCCATTAAAAGTAGCAATAGGATTAATCCTAGCTTCATATAAATCGTCTCTATTTTGTTGTGTTAATTTAGTTTGTGCTTTATCGATAGTATTTAATAAACCTCTATTCTGTCCAGCTGGTGCAAACCATGGGAAAGATATATTGTCTGTTAAAGCCATCACTCTAAACGCTTCTCCTGTTGGTGGTAGATATAATCTTATGTTATTTTCTGTGTCTTTATATCTAACCCAAGGCCAATATGTCGTCACATAACTACTAGATAATGCTGAATTACTAAAATTATCAACAGCTGCTGATACTGTTTGGTTTGTAGGGTTTGTTGAATTTACAACGTATAGTGAATCCGCTCTATCATTTTCAATCATTTCAACCGCTCTATTAACTAAAGAAAGGTTATTAGTATAGTCTAGACCCGGTGTCCCAAAAAGACTAATATCAATACTCTCTGGGTTTGCGTATTTTCTAATACCATCATAGAAAGAATAGTAATCAGTTGCTTCACAAGACGACGTAATTGTGTTATTATACCAGAAAGTGGAGTAGTTAGTTTGGTTTATAATGTATGTGTCTCCGTTAGTTCTACTTTTTCTATATCTATCCCATCCGTCATTACCACCATAAGGAATAACTGTGAATTTAAGATAATTACTATCATTATAATAATTTTGAGTTTGTAATGACGTGTTACCACTTGGATTGAAGTTGTAAGCCCCTACATGATATTGGTAAGTATCTGTAGTTGTCATTGCCGATACTCTATTATCAAAATGGAATCCTAGTGTCTTTCCTGTCCAAACAACTCCCGGATTACCCCCTCCCGCACCACACTTATATGGTACTGTTGGGTTTGCTCCGTCAAGTCCTTTATATATAAAGAATGATTTATCGAATCCTTTTTTACTTGACCACCCTAAATAAGTTCTTTTTATATTATCAGTTAAGGTATTATACACTAAATTATAGAATGGTTTAGGTGCTGCACTATCTGGCCATCCTGAAACCGCCCCACTATTAAATGTATTAGAATTTAACTGAGCGGCTGATGGTGGGTCATTATACCACTGACCAACAGCTCCTGTTGTAAGAGTGGCTCCACTATAATTTCTAATTGGATACCCTTGAAATCCTGCTGGTAACGCATCTATTGGTCCATCCTCATCAAATTCAAGCATTATATATCTACTCCTAAGGGTATAGTCACCATTTTCAGTACCTATTTTTAGTCCTATATAGTTTTGACTACCTGGGTTCAGTGTGCAGTTTTGGAAACTCTCATATATAATTTGATTTGTGTCTGAATCATTAATATTTCTAACAACTAATGAAAAACTTTTTGTATTCTTATCAATATTCTGTATGGATATTTTAACCATATCATTTGCATCATTACCGTCTGAGATAAGGATTACTTTGAATAGTTTGAATATTTGGTTACCTCTTAGTTCTGACATTATCCATGGTGTTTCTGGTCCTTTTGTCGCGGCTAATGGTTGCCAATCTTCACTATAGTTATCAAAAACTGGTTCTTGTCCTATTGATATTTGACTAAATGTTAATGCTGACGCCGCTAAGTTATTCAAACTATTGTCATATATTTCTTCAACCCACATATTATTAGTTTTATCAAAAGGATCAGTACCGAATACTTTTGTGATGTAATTCTGTGAACTACTATCTAAATTTGTTTGATAACTAAACTGAGCCCCTGGTCCTGTAAAACCTGAGACATAAAAGTTTTGTTTATAATTTGTGGTATTAATTGTTCTAAATTCGCTAGCGGTACAATCTGGAGATAGTGGAGGTGCTGCCAATTGTGGACAAGGTCCTGGGCCGTCACCAAATGAAGGTGATTGTTGTAGTGTAACACCTGCTGAACCACCTGTACTATCACCAACATTTCTTGTAAAAGTATTAAGTGAATAACTACCTCTACTTCTTAATTTTGCGACTACCATATCTTGTGTCGCTGCAGTCCATGTAAATACTGTACCTGATGTTTGAGCTGTCCATCCTGTAGTACCACCTGACGAACCTCCTATATAATCACCATATCTCCAATTTACTTGGTAGGTGTATCCCGTAACTGGGTAACCCATTGGATTAACGTCATATCCGGTAACACCAACACCAGTCCCATCTCCTAAATGGAGTTCATTAGATGGTAATACATTAGAGAAGTTAGCTCCGTTATCTTGTCTTGAAATAGCTGGATTCCATCTTATTGT